ATTTCCGGAAATATTAACATTTTGAATCTTTCTTATAGTTACATAAGAATCTGTTAAATCTATAGATTCTATATTATCTTTTGGTAATTTTGTATATAATGTGTTGTCACTTGAAGATGATAAAGATGATGTTATTATTTTTAAGTCTGTTACATTTAATGTACTAGATGGCAATTTACCTTCAACTATACCAGTAATTGTAGTAACTCCAGATATTGTAATAGATGTTGATCCAACGCTTACAACTTTAGCAAAAACTGGATCTGAAGATCCTCCACTATACTTTATAATATTTTTTGCTCTTATATTTTTTCCTGGAAATTGAGGATTTGAACTATATACCGTACTTATGCCACCACTCAAAGCTGAAATTGTTGCTATTCCAATATTGAATGAATCTGACTGAATTACATCTGCAGTAAATGTTGAAGCAGAACCAACAATACCATAAACAGATTTAATATCCGAGATTCCATATGAAGTAACTGCTATTGCTACTCTATTATTTTCTATACCGTTAAATATAAATGATTCATTTGCAATAAATTCTCCAGACTTTTCATATACAGTTACTGCAGTCCCGGCTGAAACAGCATATCGTAGAAATGCTGTTGCACCACTAGATTTGCCCTTAATAAATGTAGGTATTGATAAATCAATTGGTTGATTTAATGTAATCTCTGAAATAGTTTGAATATCATATAATGAAATATCCCATTCATTTATATTTTTATTTGATGTATTGTATTTTCCAGATTCTAATCTAAAATCATAAACTCTTGCGACACCTATTTCATTTCCTGGTGCGGTCGTTGAAGAATATCCAACACGTTCATCTCTTAAACTTAATATATAAGTATTTCCAATTCCAATTGTAGGTGTTCCATATACTCTATTTAATTTTAATGTTGATCCTGTATTGTAATTGATTGATTGATTTTTTATTGTCTTTGTTGTTCTTGGTTTTGGTACATCCAAAAATATTGGAGATGTATTTTCAACTTCATACCCTCTTACAACAGATTTTCCTGGAGATATTTGATATATTGCTAAATCATCAGACGATGTTGATCCTCCATATGTAAATTGTCCAGAATTAAATATTCCACGATTTCCAACACCATCATTTAATGACTCTACTACAGAAATATTATATGGATTTATGTAATAATTTCCAGACTCTGCGTATGTTTTTTTTGCTAATTCATCTTTAACAAGATTATAATTTGATGAAACTGATTGAGATTTTATAATTCCATCATTAATTGTTGATAATTCTATAAAATTGTTATCATTAAAATCTGCTAAATTCTTTTTATACAGTGAAACTGTTATTTTCAGTCTATCAGCACCTGGAGCAGCATAATTATTAAATCCTTGTGAATTATCTGTTAAATTTTCATCAATATCTGCATTGATGATTTCTTCATTTATAAATAAACCAACTCTATAGTTAGGTTTATTTGTATATTGATCTAAAATTAATGTCTCTGTATTTACATTTACAAATTGTCCACGAATAAAATATACACCATTAGTGATAGAAAATGCAGATCCTACTGATGTTGAATTATTTGCAATTGTAGATGCAAATACACTACCTGAAGGAATTGATGTATTTCCAAGAAGTCCAGATATAATAGTTACACTTGTTTCTAATAATTCATCGTCAGAGAACTGTTGTGTTGAATTATTTTGAGTATTTGATGAAATATAATTTACATATAATGTTACATTTCCTCTTTCTGAATCATTTGCAGATAGAACTTTTTCTACTACAGCAGTTACTCCAGAAGTCTGCCCTGTAATTTTTGTTCCTACAAGTTGACTTATATAAGCTTCTATTGGAATTCCAAGATATGTATTATTTAATTCAACTGCATAATAAATTGCATTATAACCAGTATTTCCGGGAATAACTTTTGCGCCTTCTTTAAAGAAGTGTTGCCCAAATTTTTCAATTTGATTCTGTAATATTGACTGAAGAGTTGTTAATTCTCTTGCTTGAATTGGAATACCAGGTTTAAAAAGTACTTTATAGTAGTCATTATTTGCATCAAAATCGTCAAAATATGGTGATACATTTAAATTAGTTTGCTGAGACATAATTCTTTAGAATTGCAAAATGACTTTAATATCTTCTTTTTGGTTAGATGATCTGGTTATTGATGGTCTATTATCAACATATATGATATTTCCTGAATATTTTTTTATCTCAGGAGTTGCAAGACCATTTACAAATGACTGACCTAAGTAATATGTTCTATTATTTATTGCAGTTGATATACCCGTAAATGTACTGTCTATTGAGAGAGTTGTCCCAGAATTTCCCGATACAACTAAACTTCCACCAGTAGAAGGTGAACTTGTAAATTGCGTAAGGTTAAAACTATACTGGGGGGTTGTTTGTGATGTTCCATCTGTGTTAAATCCGGATAGTGTCCTATCTTGCCAATACTTTAGTACTGCAGTAGTCTGATCGTAACTTATAACTCTACCTACTGCGGTAACTCCAGTTGACACTGTTTGACTTATTAATGAATCTGCAGTAAATGATGCCGAACTATAACCTACTCCAGTTAATCTTATTGCGTAAACAGCACTTGCTTTATCCAAAGACAAAATTTGAGTTGATCCATATGATTTCGGATTCTCAATAATACCAATTCTTGAGAATTCATTTCCAGTTATAAAATCTGGATTTTCATTATCATTTTCAATTCTAGAATATATCAATACATTATATGCTCCAAGTTCTCTATAAATATCATATCCGTGCCCACCCTTGGGAGGAATAATAACATCAAAAGTTGGTCTAGTTGTTCCTGTAGGAACTCCACCAGATACTAAATCTACATTTGCATAAGTATATCCAGATCCTTGATTTGAGACTGTAATGGATTCTACTTGTTGATCATTGTTTATTACTATTGTGCATTCTGCTCCAGAACCATTACCTTTAATTGGAACTCTTGTATATGTTCTATTTGCCGTTCCTACACCAACACCTCTATTTGTAATTGATACGATTTTAATTGATCCATCAACTGCATTATTTCTTACAGATGAATTATTTGTATCAGTTTCCCAATTTGATGGGACTGGCATAAAATTTGTAGATTCAAATTTTACTATATCTGATGGATTGATTGTATATAGATATTTCCAAACGTATCCATCACCACTTGTACCTGCCGATCTTGGTTCTAAGTCAGTAAAAGTTGGTTCATCAATTGATGGTTTTCCAGTTGGATTTTCTGGGTCCATTCCATTTTGTAAGCAAATATAAACTCTATATTCACTATTTAAAACGTAATATGATGAAAAATATAGATTAGTTGAACCTGATACTTGAGCAGTATTTGACACATTATAATCGTGTCTGTACATATCATATTTTGTGCCAGAAGACCACATTCTTTTCTGAATTACTTGTCGTATATCATTTGAAGTAATCTTTTTCAAAGCAATCATATTATCCCAATAATCATTCTCCTCATTAAAATTATCTTTAGGTGAGGGAGGATTTGCATTCCAATCAGTTTGAATGTCTGTCGGATTTGGTAGTCCAATAAAAGAATAATATGTATTCGTAGATGTTGTTACGCCAGATATAAAGTTCTTAGCATTCAATATTCTAATTTGGTCAGTTATAATAGCAGACATTTTTATGGTTTTTTATTTATTTATTTATGAAACATAATTGATATAACCAAGAGGTTTTGTTCTTTTTAAAATAGTTCCTGTAGTTATTCCTGCCGATCCACGTAAATTATACGAATTATAAGATAATTCTTTATTTCTAGATTCAAGTGAAACTTTTCCCCAACTAAATTCTCCATAAAAATTACTATATCCAATTCCAGTCAATCCATTATAATTTGAAACACTTACCGTTACTTTTGCAACATAAGTAATTCCAAAACCAACCGCAGAAGTTTGTGCAATTGATACTGAAGCAACTTGATATACATTATCTAAGAAAGTAGATCCTACACCAACAATAGATCCAGAAGAATTTAAAGAAGTTACACCATTTCCAACATTGGAATTGTAAACAACAAAATAATAACCTGTTTGAATTCCACTAATAGTTGTTACTCCAGTTATTAAAGAATTTCTGAGGAAAGAATTTTTTGAAATAACAAAGTCAAATACAATTCCAGTTGAGGCTACTCCAACAGAAGTTGTTTTTATACCTGTTATAATACCAAAATCACCCTCATATGATTTTACTTCATTATTTTCAGTTTTCATTGTTGGTGGTTCAATTAATACTATAGGTATTGTCGTATAACCTAGTCCTGGAGTAGTTATTGTTATTGTTGTCACTATACCAGCAGTTATTGATGCAACACCAACAGCAGTATTTTCTGTTGCAGTTGTTCCAAATCCAATTGGACCTGCAATTGTAACAGTTGGATTTGTAATATACCCCTGTCCACCATTAGAAATAACAATTGAAGAAATTGTTCCAGCAATTGAAACTATTGCAGTTGCTGCTGCAGAAACTTTAGGTTCTTGAGAAATTAATGTAATATTTTTTTGATAATCTAAATTAGTACTATTTTCATTGATTTGATTAAAGAATGGTTTAATATTATCAACAAATATAATTGTGCTACCTATACCAACTGAATTTATTAAATATGCAACAGGATTGATCAATGGTTCATATAATATTCTACTTTTTGATATTACAGTTTCATCAATAATCATATCTTCAGTTTGCTTGCACCAAGTAACTGGACGAAGAAGTGTTGCGTCTGTGACGTTTCCTGGACCAAAATATGGATTAGTACTTAAAACATTAGTTGAATTTATACTTGTAACTGCCCTTTCATTTTCTTGTAGAGATATAGATTGTCCAATATATGGATCATATCCAATCGTAAGTTCATCACCAACTTTTACAGTTTCCAATATGTCTCTATATACAACATCAATTTCACCGCTTCCTTTATAGAAAATGATCTTTGATGTATCTCCAGATTTTGGAGGTTCTGTAAAAGTTATAATACTCCCACCAGGAAATTGATATCCTTCTCCAGGAACCTGTAGAATATCATTTACAAAAATTAGCAGTGTATCCTCAACATTTATATTGGATCCTTTTGCTGAATATATTGAAAATGGAATTCTAGAATATGATATTGTAAAGGTTTTTCTTTTTCCATCAAATAAACTGTCAAAGTTATCTAGTACTTGAAGTTTTCCAATTGACCAACCAGTAAATTTATCTGTAAATGTTTTTTGTATATTTATTTTAAATTCTTCAAAATTTGAATTGGATGTTGTTGGAATTCCTACAGTTCCACCAATACCAATTGTTAGTATATCATTTTCATTATAACCATATCCAGTATTTTTAATTTCATAATCAATTATACTAGATCCTTGCCCAACAACAATATCAATAGTTGCCTGTGTACCAATTCCAGATGATGAAGAACTATAAACTAATGGTATATTTGAATATGAAAGTGGAGCATCAAATATGACATATGGTGTATTTGTGAAAGTATACCCAACTCCAGGATTTGTTATTGAAACACCAGTGATATATCCATTATTAATTGATGCTGTTCCAACAATTGTTATATTTAAGATATCAGTAGAAGATGTTCCTACTCCAACTCTAACGGTCTGTAACCCTTGTCTATAACCAGATCCACTATTACCTATACTAATAGATGAAATTGTTCCTGCTGCCGATACAGTTGCAGTACCACCAGCAGAAATTAATGGTTGATATCCAAATCCTGAAGATGAACCTACTGATACAATAATACCACCACGAGGAATAGATGCTGTATTTACATCTGATGTAATTGAAGATGCAGTTCCTGTAAAAGTAACTGATGTAATGCCTGCTGTTTGAGATAATGTATAATTATATTGGGATTCTGGTCCCTGAAAAATATCATTAATTAATATAATCGCATTTTCTGAAGATATTCCAGATATATTTGATCCAAATGATTTTAGATTAAATGTTTTTTCTTTACCGTTAAAACCAGATGATATATCATCAAATATGTAATTTTTATAATAAGTCTCATTTGATGTATTAGATTCACCAGATCTCAAAAAGGTTCTTCCTTGGAATTTTGAATGAATTGAAATTCCTTCCCAATCTCTTTCATCTGGAGGATTTGTAGTTGTTCCATATGGAATATTTCCATATGGAGCTTCAATGAAATTAAGAGTATTATCAACAATGTTATAATTTCCAGATACTTTAGTTACCAAAGTTCCTGTTGAATATCCCGCAACAACCGTTCCCAACCAAGGTCTACGAACTCTGATTCCATTGGTACTTCCTATACCAACTTCATCAATTCTCATTATTTCATTACCAATTTTAAGTAAGTTTGATCCAAATAATGATGTAATGTTATCAAGATAAATGATATCGTCAGTAGTAAATACTCTATTTGATAGTGTTGTAGTTACAGCAGATGCTACAATTGGGGATTGTATCAAGTTATCAATAGCAATAATAACTTTTGCATTTTGATTTGTTGATGTGAATGAGTGTAATGTTTCTCCAATACCAACACTTACAATATTTAATACTTTGGGAATAGGATTTAAAGCATCACTTGCACTTGCTGCGAGTTTAATCTTATTATCATTAACTTTGACTACATAGACAGATGATGGGAGTTTGCTAGTTGTACCAACACCAACAAAATATGTTGATGCAATTCCAATTGCACCATAAGTACTAGTGCTTATTCCTGGATGTGAATATGTAAGATTTTCTCCAGTAACAAAGAAATGATTTGGAATTGATATTGTATCTGAACTTGTGCTTATGATTGAAGAATCAGTACCATCAAAATATCTTTGGAATATTGGATAATTTTTATGTTTTAATTCAAAAGATCTTTTAATATCACGATTAGTTCCATAATAATTTTGATAGTTTGTTTCTAGTGATGAATTATTAAATGATACTACATCTTTATCATCATCTTCATAACGTAAAATATTTGAAAATACTTTTATACCTGTTTCAACATTTTGAAGGGGAGTAAAAGTTAATTGTGTTACTCCACCAACTCTTGCTGTTCCAATTGTGCCAATTCCAGAAGAAGTTTCAATATTTGCAAATTCATTAAAATATGTTTCTGTATCATCATCAATGACAACGACCTCTGATAACTGATGTCTATTATTTGTAATATCTGATGCTTGAACTATAAAATATGCCCCATCATAATCATCCAAATAATCTGAAATTACTATAGGTGTGGGTGTTGATGTTGATGCAATTGAAGTTGATCTTGATTCTAATCTAGAATGTTTCAAATCAAAGGTGCCAACACCAGAAAATCCAGTATTTGCAATAGAAACCTGTATCGTATTAATAATTGCCGTTAAACCAATTCCTGAATTTGGAATAAAATCTAATTTAAAATCAGATCCAGAAATGTATGTATTATAAGTTCCCAAACCAGAAGAAGAATTTTCAGTCAAACTATCAGTAGATAGTTGTCCATAATCAATAAATTGTACATCAGAACCATCGTGAATTATACTTATTTCATTAAATTGAAATGGTCCTGTTCCATTATTTGCCCCAATTTCAACCAAAATTTTTGCAGACTGATATGTGGTTGGAATATTGGAAATATTTGTTGTAGTTCCAGAAGATACTATAATACTTGTTGTTGCAAAACTTACAGAATCTCCAAAACTTGTACTTGCAACGGAAGTATACACATCCTTTAAATTGTATGATATTAATGTGACATCATAATCGTTTACTTCATATTTTGTTGGATAAAAATATAATACACCTTCAGAACCCACAATACCAAAATCAAAAGATCCCATATCATACGTAGTTTCAACTCTACCGTATTGGTTAATATGTCCCAATCCAACATCGTGAATTAGCGTAGAAATTAGCAATTGTCTTTGTGATGTATATCTTTTATCTCTTATATAAATGAAATTTTTCTGTGCTCTTGCATCAGTTAATAAAAATCTATGAACCTCAGAATAATTAGTAGGTCTTGGATTGCTATTAAATTGTGAACTGATATCATCTATTGATAAAACTCTATTGCCGATAGATTCAAAATAATCAATTAAGATAGTATTTGAAAATATTATCTCATTGGAAATGACTGATGAATTAATTTCTAATGAATTTTCTCTTACTAAATCAAAATTATAAAAACAATTCAAATCAGCATATCCAACAATATCTGTTATGACATCTATTGTTGCACTTAATGCCTGATTATTTTTTGGATCAAATATGTTTGGTTCTGAACTTTCTAATTGATAATCACTGAATTTTTTAAATCCAGATGTATGATTTAATGTACTTACTGCGTCATTCCAAGTATCATAGTCTACTTTTGATTTTAATGAATATGAAAAATTTTGATAATAATGATTATCTTGTATTCTCTGTAAATTATCATTTAAGAATCCAGCATTTGAATTCCACCCACCATTTATATCCGATGATGAATTTAATTCAAATACTGCATCAAAGTTGTCTAATTTACTAATAATTCCTTGACTCTTTGATGTATACCCTTCTATTATTTCATTGGCTACAAATTTTTGATTTGAAATTATTCTTAATTGATCTATTGTAGAATTCCAAGTGTCCACATAACCAGATGCTGATAGTGTTAATACTTTTTCATTTTCAAGAAAATTATTTTTTTTCAAAATAGAATTAAAAATTGGAAAATATTTTTCTGGTATTATTCTTCCTGCAGAATTAATGGAATCATATGTACCTGGAACTTCAGATCCTATTAAGTAATTTGATAGATTATAAGTTACTGTTCCAATATTTCCTCCAATATTTGCGTCAACTGCAGTAATTGTAAATAGAGAATAATTATAATTTTCGGAATTAAAACCTTTACCAGTTGATTCAATTCCAACACTAACATTTTCAATAAGAACCTTATCATTAACTTTAAATGGAAAATCATTTGCAACACTAAATCCAACAGATAATGTTACTGTCACATCTTTTGATATACTATTAAATTGAATTGAACTTATTCCGACACCATTTGAATTTTGTATTGGAATAATTTTTGGGGTAATGTTATTGAGTCCATAAGTATTTTTTAATATTTTAACATCATTATCACCAAGAGTATATTTTAAATCAACCTCAGATGCAATTCTATTTGTTTTGCCATCAATAACAATTAGTTTTGGTGATACTGTGTATCCTCTACCAAAAGAGGATACTTTTATTGATTCAAATGATGCTAGAGGTTCAACCTTTATAACCTGTGGCATCTGAACAGATGGTTTAACTGTAAAATCGCAAGGAAAATCAAATCCAATATCATTAATTTTTGTGCTATTTACTTTTCCTATTGATTTGCTTGATGCTTCTAAGAGTGCTCCATATCCATCTGTAGATGTAATATTCGTGAGTGTTGGGAGAGTATAATAATTTTTACCTTTATTTGTAATTTCTACATTTGAAATTGTACCAGAACAATTTTTAGAATTCGTTTGGTATTCTAGTTTTGAACTGGATGAAGAATATAAATCTGCTTCTAAAATTTCCCCAGAAGTGTATGTAAATGATGTGGATGATGCAACTGAAACTTGATATTCTCCATTATATTTACTTTGATGTATTTGTATTTCATTATTTGAATGTATAGAATTATCTACAACTATTTCTTGTTTTGTACTTGGGAGTTGATTTTCATAGATTGGATTTAATTTATAGTATAATTTTTCTGGTAGATATTGATTGACCGTTAATATCACTCTTGCATCATTTGTTATTCCAACAGATCCATATCTTGTAATTTCAAAAATATTCGTTTGCTCAGATGTTGTATATTTTTCTGTAAAATTTGAATCTTTATAAAAATCCAATTTGAATGCAGAGTAAATATTTCCTTGTAAATTATATGAAAGAGATGAATCTGATAAATCAAAAGTAACCGTTGAATCTTTATAAACTTTTATTGGTGGATTGATTGCAGAAATTGTACCAAATGATGCACTACTGATACCAACAATTTCTGGATTTAGTGAAATTGAATCAAAATATGTATTTGATAATTTAATATTATTTTCATCAACAATTACAGCATAATAAATTTTATTTGATTGTAATCCAATTGATGGTGACGAAGAAGTATGAATTATCTTTTGACCTTTTACATACCCGTGATTTGGAATTGTAATAGTATTAGTTATAGTACTTATTCCAGCAGATAAAAATGTGTTTGGATTAACTACTAATCTTCTATTGTAGTCATTATAATTGATAGTAAATGTTGTTGATATTGATGGATTTACATCCACAAATACTGTATCTCCATTTAGTAAACCGTGTGTTTGTGCTGTGGATACCGTAATAAGATTCCTAGAAATCTTTCCAGTAATTGGTAGATAATTTGTTTTGAAACTGTGATTGACTCCTGTTCCCAGTCCAGTAAAATAAAGTGTACTTAAAGAGCTAGTAGTACTTGCTATTCCAACAAATGTTCCTGTTGAACCAAGTCCAACTTTTACCGTTGATATTCCAATTAAACTATTGGATATTTTTGCGACATATACTGTAGAATTATTTTCTAAAGTTGTTGTTCCTATTCCAGTTTGTGAGACTATCAGTGGACTACCACCATTTACGGAATATGTAAGAATATCTCCAGTTTCTAAATTGTGGTATGGAATATAAATTGATTTAGTTGGAATGAAAATTTGAGTTATTCCAACTCCAGGATTTGAGAATGATATTGTTGTCCCTATTCCAACACCAGATTTAGTTCCAATTCCAATAGATTCAATTGGATTTAAATATATTTCTTTATTTGTTTTATAATCAAATAATGTAGAAAATCCAACATTTATATTCAATCTTTTTGAATTTTCAAATAATAAAGATGATGCTGTATGAGATACTCCTACTGAACCATTAACTCCTCTCAATACTTTAATTCTTGACGATCTTTCATCTATACTTAAAACTTGTACTTTTTCTGTTCCTATACCTAAAATATCATTCTCACGAATATTTTGATAAGACAAATTTCCAGAAACTGAGAAGTATGTTATTATACCTGTGCTGCTCAAATTTCCAGTAGATGATATTAGAGTAAGAATATTTGTTGTAACTCCTACAGTATAAAATGCTTCAAGTAATGATGATGTTGTATTTAATCCAGATATTGAAATGATATCACTATCTTTGAAATTATGAGGATTCTTTGTGAATAAAACAAGATTTCCTTTTTCTTCTGTTGGATATATTTCTACATTTGAAATACTACTAGTTGCTACACTTATTGTATTAATAGGTTTTCCATATATTTTAGATACTTTAGCAGAAGCTCCATATCCTCCTTGTAAATTTTCATTGTTGAATGTAATACTATCATCTACTTTATAATCATTTCCTCCGGTTACAATTCCAACATTCTCTACCGCACCAGGTGATGCTGATTTTATATCAACAGTTTGATTTAATTTATTTGGAATATTTAAATATGGATATGAACTATTTTCATCAATTAAATTGTATGGATAAGTATTTCTCATCCATTGGGTTTTATTTAAATCAATATATTTTTGATTTGATAACTTATCAAAATTAAAATCAATTGGTTTTGATCTAAAATTATTCCCAATAATATATGGGAATGTTGGTTGCTTATATCCTATAAATGGTCCAGAAGAGTCTACTGAAATATTATTAATAGTTACAAAATATGCATAAGTCCCATTTGGAAATTCTGGAGTAATACAATATCTTCCATTATTCTCATCCAATACTGTTTCATCATCTCTATTATAATAAGTATAATCTTCTACAAAAAATCCAACAGGGAAATTATCATTTACTGGAGGTCTATTTGTTTTCAAATCAATTTTATATCCAGATTTCATCTGAGATACTATTCCACCTTGATTTTTTAAGTATCCATAGGGACCATATATTGGATTTCCATCATAAGCCCATCCTATAATTGGAGAATGATCGGTAGATAAAATTTCTGAACCATTTACTTTTTTTAGATCTGCTGTTTTATATAAAATATTTCCACCCTGATCTGATGCATATAAAATTTCTCTAAGTTTTCTTGGTGCATATAAATGAGTATATTCCAATCCATACTCACTATTCAAACCTTCTGAAATTATTCCATCATCATCTGTGATAGATTTAAAATATTTTTGAAATAAATTTACTTTCCAAGTTTGTATTTTAGATTTAAATACTGATTTTGTGCCAGAAGAAATTACTTCTATTTTTGTAGTTTCTTGAGTATAATTAACTCCACTTTCAATAATTTTTACTGATACTATTTGTCCATTTTGTATAATAGGAGTTAAGACTGCACCATTTCCAACTCCACTAATGTATAATTTTGGAGAAGAATTGTAATTATTTCCGGTTTTGTTTATTATAACATCTACAATTTTTCCATCTATTGACACAACTGGTGTTAATATTGCATCAGATCCACTATCCAAAGTAAAATTTGGTTCACGATAATAATTTAAAATTTCCGATGAACCATATCCAACTCCACCATTCGTTAAATGGAATGATGTAATGGTTCCTCTAAATATTGGTTGAATTTTTGATTGGAATGTTTCTCCAGACACTGAAGAAATTCCAACATTTCCAATAATTTCAACTAAAATATCTGGATAATTAAATGTATGTGTTCCTGATCCAACTGATGAAAAATCAATATATTGATTTGTTGTGTAATAAAAATCTTGATTAGTTAGACCAACTCCAATTTGAGATAGTTTAAATTGGTTATCATCAACTTTTGATATGTAATAATTGGTATTATTTTGTAATCCACCAATTACAGCATCATCGTTAGTATATGTTACAATTTCTCCAGATTTATAATCGTGATTTTTGATATACACTAATCCAAGTGAAGTATTAATACCACTTGATCCAGTTGTTCTTTTTTTATTCTCGTACCCACTACCAGAATTTATTACACTAATTGATCCTATAATAGATTTCTTATTATATGATTGTATGGTATGATTTCCTATTCCATACGATGACAATGTAATAGTATTTACTCCAACTACTGCATCATCAAATGTATTATGCAGTTTAATTGTATATGGTGTTTGTACATTTACATAGTATGTTGAATCTGTTGATAAACCACCTACAGGAGTTTGTCCATCTGTCTTATAAATTACTTGTTCTGCGTTTATAAATTTATGATATGTTGTAAAACCTATAGTTGATATTGTGGTTCCTATGCCAACTAACTGAGAAGTTAAATTTGAATTAAATACTGATTGGTGAGTAACTAATTTCATATTTGGTTCGGCTTTTGCACCAATCCCATTTCCACCAGTTATTTTAATGATTGGTGATTGTAGATAATCAAATCCAGGATCAATTATTCTTATTTCTTTTAAATTTCCATTAATAGCACAATATCCAGTAGCACCAGTTCCAACAGAATCGTTAATATTGAGAATTGGTGGATTGATTATATCATAATCAAATCCAGATGATACTACATTAATTTCTTCTAATGCACCATATGAAATATTATCTGTGGATTTATAATTAAGAATCTCAACACCGTTAATTAAAATGCCAATTTTTCCTGGATTAGTTTCATATTGATATCCATCATTTACTGGTGGTGAGATTTCTCTCAATAAATTTTGTGATGATACTATTTTAGAATTAAATTTTTGAAGTTCTAGTTTATTTGAACTTACTGTTTTTGATGTGGTTATTCTTTCAAAATTTGAGTTAAAAATATCAGATCTACTTTTTGCAAATCTAATATTATTGAAATCTTCTCTTTTTACAAAATATACTCCTTCATTAAATAATGAACCGGAAGAAGTTATGGATCCTCTTGGATTATAATATATTGCATCTCCAGTATAAAAACCGTGATCAGTATTTGAAGTAATTTTAAAAATATCAGTATATGCTAAACCAACTCCAAATGTTCCAGAAAAAATTATTGATTTATCTGATGGAGTTAATGTGTATGGTGATCCTGTTTGTATATCAATATAATATGGAATAGATGAAGAAGCAATTAATGTTCTATCTTTTATTTTATATACGTTTTGTATATTGGAAATAGCACTAGAAATATTTGATTTTAAAATATTTCTTTTTATTGTATACGTATCTGTAGTGGATAAAGTACCTTGTCCATTTATTTTAATAATTTTATTGGAAAATACATCAATTACAGTAGCTGATTTTTTTACACCAGAACTATTTGTAATTGTAACAATATCACCAAGTCTAAAAATGTGAGAATCCTTAGTTATAATTTTATAGTCAGAATTATTTACTTTTGAAACTGATTCTACAACATAAGATGGTGATATATTAAATAACCAATTATTAGATACAGCATTTTTTTCATTAACTCCAAGAGTCTTAATTTTTCCAGTATTTCCTGGTGCCAGATAATATGTATCATCTTCAATATTTAAATTGCTCAAAACCGAACGAATTTGTATCGTTATGGTTTCGTTTGAATTTTTTGAAGATTTCCCATAAGCATATGTATTGATACCAATATTTGATTCATCTAATATTGTGTTTGTGATATTTTTACAATCAAAAAATTGATTGATAGATTTTGAATAATATGATACTATTCCAATAGTATTGTCAGAATATAATACTTTCAGTTCTCCACTTTGAGGAAATCCTATTGTAGAATCTACATCAAGAACTGTTGATCCTGTAGATACATTTCCTATCAATTTTGTTTTGGGATGAATTGAGAAATTTCCATATATTGCACCATCAACAATAAGATCTCTATTATACCCAGAATCCAAATTTAGTTTATAATATGAACCAAGTTCAGATGATATTTTTTCTACACTTGCAATTGGTGCATATGATTTTGTTATATTACCATATTCATCTTGAAATAATGTAGAATTTTCAAGATCGTATGGATTGCCAGAAACACTTTCAACAACTAAAGATTTGTATACTTTATATTGAGCATCTGAAGGTCTAAAAAGTTGTTCTTTTGGTTTAATTATACTTACATTTTCCCCATATAATGCTTTAAATAAAATTTTAAATGACTCGTTTGTTCCTTTAACTGAATAAAAATCCTTTATATGTCTAATAAAATTTGATTGGTCTAATTTTACATCAAGATCTCTATTTTCAAATCCTGGTGTTAATTGATATTTTAATTTAGATAGAAATTCTTTTAAAAATAAAGAACTTAGATTTAAAATTTTAGAACCAGCACTATGCTCTGCAGATTCTGATTGTGAAAATACTAGTTCATCTGGTTTGTTTTGTTTTTTATGAGAAGTAATTCCACTAAATCCTCTAATACATCCAGTAAATGTATTAGAAGTTTTTCCTATGTATGTAATAATTTCATCATCAATTTGAAGTAATCCATAAGATTCTGGAAATCCTTCAGTTCCAGTTGATGATTTCACCAAATCAATTGTAATCGTATCATCAATAAATGATATACTTGAAGATAATATTACATAGTCAATCTGATTTGTATTATTGTCTAATTTTGAATATTGATCAATATTCTGTATTAAATCAGCAGGTGCTCCCTGAAACTCTTGAGAAATATAATACTGAGATAAAAATTCAGAAACTAACGGAAACTCATCTCTAACATATTCAGGAAGTTGATTTTTAACAATATTGTTAAATTGAATTCTTTTTTCTACCATTTTAGGATCTTACTAGGTTTCCGTTATTGTAACTTGATGATACTATGTAGTTTGATGCTGAAGGGTCAAGTCCAGAAGATATTTCATCTCTAATCATTTCAAATGTACTATTTGCAATATCCAATTGTAAATACAAATCTTGCAATCCAATTACATCATTTGATTGTGGTACTGCTGAGATTTCAATAATAGTTTGTCCATCCTTCACTTTACCTGATGTAATATTAATGGGATTCAATGTAATTATACCTTTTACATAATCAATTCTACCAACATTTCTTTTTATGATAGTTGGTGTAGAAGAAGATGTATTTGGAACACTGAATAAAAATATAGATCCAGTTTTTTGATTAGAATCTGGTATGTCTGAAAGATATACATCTTGAAGAATATCACTAGTCTTAAATGCAGAAGATTTAATATTATATCCATTCATACTTTTAATATGAAATTGATTACCAAATCCAATTGAATATTCTGCAAATGAATTTAAAGCAACTCTCAAATCTCTTCTCATTTGAATCTTTGTGATATTTGATGTTATTGCTTCGTGACTTTCATCAATTATTTTCAAAAATTTACTATATTTTAATCTTGCCCCATATTTGTTCATCTCAGTTGATTCTGAATATTTATTCGTATTATTCACAATAATAGTTGAAACATATTCAGAACTTGGTGCCAAATTTGTATTATAATAAACTTTTGATTCAACTTCAAGATACAGATATTTAAGATCTAAAATTTCAGGAACAATTCCAGCAACTGCATATTTTTTCAAATCTCGTTTAATATTCTCTTTAATTAGATTTGATAAAAAAGCTCCAATCCTTGGTTTAATACTTATGAAAACTTTACCGTATTGTGGAGGAACTAACTCTTCTCCACCAAATACTGATATTGATTCGGTTTCTGGATATATTTTTGCTGGAATTAATGTTTCATAATCATTTACAGTAAGTGCTCTATTTTGAGATGCGTATATTCTTGGAGCAAATTTTTTAATTGACTCTACAGATTCAATAGATTCTCCACCAGAAGAAATTGATCCAGTAGATAATAAAGATATGCCAGAAGTGATTATATATTCTTGTGAATTGCGATTATAGATCAATCTTCCACTAAATGAGAAATTTGAGATACCATTTGCACTATCCCCATTTGTACTAATATATGATATCTCAATATAACTTCCTTCAGATAATGCTTTACCAAATACATTATCTCCAAAGAATATTTCATATCGTTCATCTTGTATTTCTTGCAAAAAGAAAACTTTAGATTCACCATTTATTTCAAATAGGCTATCTTGATAACTATACTTATTTGATACATTTGTATTCTGACTAGACTTTACAATTACTGAAATTAAATCTGTATCAATTCCACTATTTTGTAAAACAAATTTTTGATTTGGATTATTTGAAGTATATGTAAATGAACTTGATAATAAAATACCTTCATAAACTTTTATATTATCAAATGATGCAATATTATTAATTACAGGAACTGTAATATCATCAAGTATTGAAAATATAAATGATTGATTACCAAACTGATTTGCAGTTGCTGCTACAGGTCCTTTTTTTAATGTTAATGTTGATGGTGAAGGAGTAATGTTTGTAGTATCAACAAAGAAACTTATAACTGCACTTGCTGCTTTTTTTGAACGAGGAACATAACCAATATTTCTTGCAAGTGCAACAACATTTTCTCTGAGTGTTGCACTATCAATAAACAATTCATTTGCCACCATATTTGCATTATATGATGTGATATATGTATTGTATGCCAACACATCAAGAATTGATGATAGATTAGATCCATCAAAATTATAATCTGTAAAATTTGAGTTTGCTCTCAAATAATCTCTAAGAGTAGTTTTTATCTGGTCAAAATCCAGATTTGTAAAATTTACTAATGGCATTTATCTGGTTGGCAGCAAAACGAACTCTAACTGTTGTGCAGGAACATCTGCACCTATTATCTTATATACAATACTCACATCAAATGAATTGCTATCATAATTTGGAACTACATCAACACTAGATAAAGCAACTCGTGGTTCATAATTTTTAATTGAATTTTCAATTTCATTTTGAATTATATTTGCAGATGCACTGTCATTATTTTCAAAAAGTGATCTACTAATTCTAGATCCAAAATTTGGATTAAAAAACTTCTCGCCAGGTAAGGTAAAAACGATATTGCGAATTGAACGTGCAATTGCTGTCTCGTTTTTAAGAGCAATTAAGTCATTATTCAATGGATTATATTGAAAAGTCATACTAAGATCTTTAAACCCTTGACTTACCCTTTCTAGAGGCATTTAATTATTATATCTATGGTTATTTATTCAGTTTTTCTTGACTTCATATAGTGGTTCTGTACCATACTCCCAATCATCATAGTCATCATCATTACGAATTTTTTCGTGAATCTCATTTTGAATTGCAAAATCGTGTTTTTTGGGAGTTAAATCATCATTGTTGATTTCACGAAGCATTTTTGATGAATTTTTTGTATAATCAGTGATTAATTTTTCTGTTCCCCACATTTCTCTCATATAATCTTGATTTCTATCTGATTGTTTGCCCATTGTTTTCTCCTGATTTTGTGAAATCAGAACTTTTAAAGGGGTTTCTATCCCTTTTGAATTAAATCATAATCAGTCTTCGCTAACTTTTTTCTAAATTCCCTTAGTTCTTCTTTTGGTTGAGCTAGAATTAGATTATAAAGTCCATTATTTGTCTTTATATCTTTTATGTAGGTATTATAAGAAGCACAGTCTTCAAAAAATTTCCAATCACTATACTTTTCGTTATAAATTTGCACCCATCTCTGAACCTCCGGAAGGTCAAATGAGTTCTCAATGGCATACACATCACCTGATATCCTTCAACGGGCACGATGGCGCTCGCAGCGCACTCTACAATCAGATATCTTGCTTTTGCTGCAAATGGACAGATAGAAAAATTACCTAATTCCTTTCTTACCTTTGATACTTCTTTAATCCATCTGCGAATGTTTCTTTCAACTTCAGATTGCCTCATTTGCTTTTCTTCAAACGGTTTATTTCTAGAGAGAGACGCGGAACGCCGGTAATTTTTTTATTATAAGTTCTTAAAAATACAAAAAAAAGCATTCAGAAAAACTTCCAAATGCTTTGAAGAATTATTTCTTAGGTAATGTACGCTTATCTGGACGGGACTTACCTCCCTTATGAATCCATTTAACTCCCATTTTACTTACCTTGTCCTCTTAATGGTTTACGTGGTTTGTTTCTGCTAGTTGCAGAGTACTTTGTATTCTTTCCATTACCCTGTCGGGTATTCTTTGGATGTGAATCAATACCATCTGATCCACTCAGTGATTTGCGTGTTGCCATAGTTAAATTTCCTCCATTTCAAGTTCATTTGGATCAATATCTTCTCCGGCATAAAATTGTTCGGAGAAGTCTTGAAGAATCTCACTACATTCTTCTGCAGTGAGATTTATATAAATTTTACGACCTTTGTATAAAAGATTGTAAATTTTTTCTTTCATCAGATTACACGAGTCTTCTCGTGCCCAACCCGAATGCGCGGATCGCACCAGATCTTGAAACCTTTCTCAATTGCATCTAAACAGAATGATACATCTTCTCCGCACATATCTTGTACGGCACCCGATTCAAAAACCTGCATCTTCGGCGCGAACCAAGGATATTCAAGATTTTCAAATACTCCCTTCTTAATTAGCACCCATCCGAAACCAGTATAATCAACAGTGAATGGCTTCTTACGCTTTGAGATAGATTCCGTATTTTCGTGATTCATTACACCACCATTCTTACGGAAGTCATCTTCTTCTAACCAATGAGCGACAGAAGTTGTGTAACCATCCTCTGTGGCATACCACCCGGCAGTGATCTCACGTTCTGTGCCATCTTCAGAGAGTGAAAGATCACACAATTGCCAGAACTTCTGTGAATCAAAAACAATATCACTATCAATCCAAAGTTGATAATCATACTGAAGTTTTCCATCCCAGGGAATTTGCTTTGGACCACGTAGTACATTTGCACCAAGACACTTACAACGGGCGAAATTCACCATTGATGAATAGTCTTGAGAAATTTGAATGCTCATTCCATTTTGTACTAAGTCAAAACAAAGTTGTACAAATGCCTTGAGAAATGTAAATGAACATCCACGACCGGGTAAGCAAAATACAATGCTCTTTCCACGCATACGTGCCTTAATCGCATCATAATCCCACTCTTCCTTTTTTGTGGGCTTCGGAGCAGCAGCTTTAACAGTAAATCCTTTTGCCATAATTTGAAATCAATTTCAGTTTAATTTTAGCGTTCTATTTATATTTTGTCAATGTGACATCTCTAAATTTTTCATAACGTCCAGTTCCTCATATGAAAGATCACTCTCAGTTGCTTGGCAGTCTAGTAATTGTGCCAGTAAATTGAGAGTAGACCATTCAATTTTGAACTGCTCCTCTGAAAGAGAGTGTCTGACACATTTATTCTTTACATATATGTGGTATATTTTGTCCATAATTTTTGCGCGATTTTTTTTTTTCGGAAATTTATCGTGTCAACGCATTATATATCAGAGCAAAACAAAAACCAATAACCATAAAAAATGGTCGTGGATATCTGATTATCCATCCGACCAGCAATACTCTCCAAAAATTCCAATAGGGGGTTTTCATAATAAAATTTGGCGAAAATTTTTTTTATTTCAAGTGATATTGAGAGCTCGTTTTGTCACCTCTGTAGGTTAGGAAGGACCCTTTTTTTATATATGGACGGCATCGCCCACCAATAACAATTAAACAACATAACATAATACTGTCCATACACGAACAGTGATTGAACGAATAACTAATCAATCACTGTTGTTTAATTGTAAGAGAACGAACAAGTGATTACCAACGAACTGAGAGATCTTCTACGTAACTATCTACGTGTTCATTTGATTCAAGGTTAAAGAGTTTATTCCAATTAATATCACGAGGATTAAAGTCTTCAAGAACATCAAGTTCCAGAGTAACACGATACTTATGCTTTTGAGTTGACAGATACGAATTGACCATAAGAAACCTCCCAGTAAAACAGAATGAACTTCTTTGATTATAGACCATAACAAACGAACTGTCAATATACGAATATAACAAATCCACCCTTATCTGATACACTTCAAAAAGGGTTAGTAAGTACGAGCTATGTATTATAACAATCAATCAACGTATCAAGTGTTTCTGAGTATGCTGCTCAACGATTTTGTTATGCCGGAGACCGTGTTCAAACTCCCTCTTGTATGATATAGGTTATCTGCTTCATTCTGTCAGATTGTTACCTCTTGGTCCCGTAGGAGAGTTCAAGTGCTGCTCAAACGAATGAGTTAGATGTTTTATTTATACAAGTAAACGAAATCCACAGGTTTATATAAGTTTTCCACAGGACGAATCTTATAAACTATTGCAAACACTCAGATAATTATAAAATCTGTGGAAAACTTATATGTGTGAACTCTGACAGTCCCTCAGGGGGTATTGACATTATGCGGCGAGTGTGTTATGATACGCAGTCTAAGATAACAACATAAACAGACATAAAAAGAATAATAACACTATCGAAACTCAGAGATACATAAGTTTTCCACAGACCTGTTGAATACTCAATACATTAAATATAACATTATCATTATATTACATTATAATAGTACATACAAACACATATACAATTAATTCATCCGAGTTAATTGATTACGAATATCAAACACTTCCATATCATCCATATCAATCATATCCATATCAACTGTTTCAAACTCATTCAGATTAACTATTCCATTCTCATACAATGGAGCATATGTAAGTTCATTGTATTCATCAAGTGAGAATACACAACCGTATCCTTCTTTGTAGATCATATTCATTTAGTGTGCTCCAGTTCTTGTTTGATTTGTTTGAGATTCATTCCTGCCCAAAGATCAAGGGCAATATCTGCTTTTTGAATTGCAGTCCAAAGTTTAGGATGATCTCTCCAATCTACAACATCCTCATCAATTGCTATAAGCAAATCAAGAATACAGATTTTATAGAGTTTTTCTGTTTCAGTCATTTGTTGATCTAATTGATCGTTAGTCATT